TTATAACGAGATTATTGATAAATTGCGGTCAGAATTGCACGATGCTCGGTTGGAGAATAGCGGACAGGCGGCATTGCTTGAGCGGAAACGCCCAGAACCGTCGCGGCTTGAAATTGCGGCGACGCTTGTTGCTAGTAGATTTTCCAGCACACTTTATGTGACTGAGGTTAAAGGTACTTGGATCAAATACGCACTTGAAGGGGCAGACGCGCTTATCGCAGCAGCAAAGGAGGGGAAATGATACCAGACTACATCATCGAACAAATGGAGTCAGAATGGGAAAAGGCCTCTGCTCACACAGAAAACTTTATGCAAGAGATCAAGCACGCTCCTTTTTCTGAAAGCATCAAAACAAAAATGATTGCGGCACTAGAGCTTACCATTGAACTACTGGTAGAGAACGAGAAGTTGCATCGCGAAATAAAGTATGGGCCATGTGTTCCGATTGGGAAGCTACTGAAGAAAGGGAAGAAATGACTGACGAACAAATTAACCAGCGCATTGCCGAGGCGTGTGGTTGGCGTGACCTTGCGATTGAAGGCGGATCTGGCTTTTACAAGGGCTTTGACAATGGCGCAGAGTTGCGTCCAGACCTGCCGGATTACGTTAACGATCTCAACGCCATGCATGAGGCGGAGTCCATTTTGACAGAAGATCAGCTTTGGATAATGGCTCGCCAGATTGAAAGAAATTGGGAAGACCAATGGTATTTCAGGGCAACCGCTCGCCAACGTGCAGAGGCATTCCTGCGAACGCTGGGCAAATGGGAGGAGGATATATGACAAGATACATAGAAGAAAACCAGTCTTCGCCGCAGGATAGCACTACCTGCATCTGGTGTGGTGAAGTTATCCCGGCTCAAGAGGGGCGCTGGCAGATCTCCATTCAAAGAGAAGACTTTGATGACGATCATAGGGCGTACCTGCACTACGATTGCCACAGGGCCATGTACAATTACCGCAAGTCAGTCAACTACGAACGGAATTTCCCGCCACATTTTATGCATAGAGGTGAGTGGGAGATAAGAATGGAGGAAGCAAAATGACACTTACAGAAAAGCAACTAACGGAACTTAGAACGGCGGCATTACCACTAATGCAGTGGATCAATGACAACTGTCACCCGCACGTTGCCGCAATAATAGACAGTGAACACATTGAGTTGGTTGAGGGGCTGGCGACCGCAAGGCGTGAGCCTAGGGAGGAGGATAAATAAGAATGACAGAGGAAGAAGTCAAAGAAGCCCTAGCTGACCTGCGGATGCTGTGGGGTGACGTCGAATGGTGGGAAGAGCAGGGACTCTCCCGTGTTAGGCCAACACTTAAGGCTGCGCTCGATGCCGTTGAACAGATTAAGAAAGAAGCTCACTATTGGGCTATGGTAGCCAAGCAGCCATGAAGTACATTATCATTGCCATTTTGTTCCCATTGCTTGCCTATGCAGGCTTTAAGTTGCGGATTGCAGAGATCCGTTACTTTTCCAAGTGCTGCAATTGCACACGGAATTGCACACGGAATTAAACACGAAATGAATGCGTGTCTTTATGGGAGCTTTTAAAAATAGACGGACACTATGGATTCACCGAGTTGAGCTTCGCAGTGAGATTGCCCCACTTGATTTTAGGATGGCCCGGTACATCGAGGCTTACGACATCAAGGGCAAGGATGGGCTTATAGAAGCTCTACAGTCCAAGTTACTGCACGGCATCGGTGCTGGTACAATAAACAAACTGCGTCAAATCGCAGGCTTGCCAATCAAAGAAAAAAGAACAACATGGAAGACCGAGGCGCAACGCCTCTACAAACTACTAAAACAACATGGAATCGAACACATTAAAGAAAATCAAAAAGAATCCAATTCTCGAGCTGGACTTCTATGACTTAGATGTCACAGCATTCTTCTTAAATGCTAATCGCAAGGCGTTTATCGAAGAGATCATGGCGTTTGGTTACTCAAAACAGTCAGCAACTAAGAAGGCAGAAAGAATTATTCAAACCATTTCCTTCCAATGTCTGCGCAACCTTTAACAGAAGAGTTTTATCGGCAGGCCAATCGTATTGTGCTAGATGCACTTAGGCGCAACATCGTTGTGTTTCCCAAGGATATCGGGGAGCGTAAAGGCTTTAAGTACAGAAAGATTGCGGCAGTCTGTGTGAAATGTGGTATTAATTACGAGAAGAACGTAACCATCCAGAAGTACTGCCGGACTTGTGGAGAGATTGAATCCCGCGAAAGATACTTCAGGCGTAAACAGAGAAAACTCGATGCAAAAGCCAAAGAAAAAGAAGCGTCAGTATAAGTCAGCCGAGACCCGTGCAAGGCAGCTTGCCGGGCTTGCCAATGTCAAGATCGAGGATCATGTCATGGGCGTGCAGGTCGAGAAGATCAACGGTAAAGGACTGTTTGCCGGGGTGTCAGAGGAACAGCGCAAGGAGATCCTAGAGCTGTACTGCCAAGGGCATGGTAGCCCGTATATCGCAGACAAGGTGGGTGTCTCGTACAATACAGTCAACGAGGTAAGGCAATACTTTTTGGATTACGATTCTCAATTTCGAAATTCATATTTCTCGGCAAACTTGAAGGGTAGGATGCAGACCCTGATCGACGGAGCAATGAAGAGGGTAGAAGATACCCTGCCAGAGATGGCCCCTAAAGACGCTGTGCTGACCTTGGGCGTGACTTTGGATAAGTACATGGCCCTAGAGAAGAATAAAGCACCAGAACAGCTCCACCAGCATGTGCATCTTCATGCTCACGGCGAGATAGGTGACCTGTTCAATCAGGCTTCGAAACCAAAATGAAAATGAAAATGAGATTTCAAATTTGAAAAATAAAACGATCTATTGCCCGGTACTTGGGCACTCTTTGGAGTACACGCAGTTCCTGGACGAGGCCAGGCGTATTGCAACTCAACTGCAAAAGGCTCATCATGATGGCTTTGTAAAAGACGCAACGTGCATAGACGCCAGACGGCTGGCCGTCGCGCTAGCAGTGTTTCAAGGTGATGTCGATGAAATCTTTGTGCCGATTAAAGAAAAGGACAGTAAGGAACGATGGGAAAGCCTTCGGGCTTCCCTAAAAGATTGAACGGAAAAGAAAAGGGAACCTTCCGGGTTCCCTAGTCTTTTTAGGTTTAAGCTGACTGGAAAAGGCTAGTAAAGAAGCTCAGAAGCCCATCCGCAAAAGTACTTTCCACGCACACAAGCCAACAAGTCAGCAAAAGAGTTGAATTCAAATTGGTTGCGATGCTTTCGGATATATTCGATGCGATCTTTCACCCTATAGCTTTCCCATACTTCCTGAGCTTCGCTTTCTTCAGCTTCTGAAAAGGCTTCCTCATCTAATACGGGATACGATTCAAGGGAATCGGAAAGGCTTTGACCTTCCTCAAAGGCTTCGGTGCCTTCCTTTACGCATAGAGCTTCCCACCAACCGCATGCCCAATGCCCAAAGCGAAACACTTCCCACGAGTCAGAGTCAAAGCCTTCCAAGGCTTTTTGTGCGCATTCGAAGTTTACACGTGTTAAAACATCCGCATCCCTATTGGTTGTCAAAACTACATACCAACACGCTTCGGGAAGCTCTCCCATATAATTGGCAAGCGAATCAACCCCACTTGGGTTTGCTACTAAGTCAGAAAGCTTTTTCATTAGTTCATCCCCCTTTCAAGGATAGCATCCAGGGCTTTTTGGTTTTCTTCTGTGCTTCTATCGGGCCAAGTCAAAAAGGGAAAAGCTTCCTTTTCACTATCCATTGGGTAAAAGGTGTAGATTCTTTTCCCTTTGCTTTCATCTGACGATGCAAACCCTTCTATCCGTTTCCCTTTGATGCGAATATGCGCAGGGATGGAAAAGAAAGTATCAGGAGTCTGGGCTAGTTCAGCAGCACGGATAACACCATCCGCACAAAGCAATCGGTTCCCATTTCGTCGGATTAATCCCCAAGGATAAGTATAATTAATTTTCGTTTTCATATGTTTAGTTTGTTTAGTTGAAGCATGAAAATGCTTCCGTCCCACCCCTTGCAATTGCAAAGAATGGGAATGGAAACACTTTGAAAGCTTAAGCTTTGGGAAACAAAGGCTTTGCTAGTGCATACAATAGGCCAAGGCTGGCTATTAAAAGACTTCCGAAAATGTATGCTTCCCAACGAAGCTCAAAAGCTTTCAAGCTTCCAAGGTCAAACAAAGCCAAGCCAAGGGTGCCAAGGAAAAGGGTGGTTCTCATGATTAAGCGTGTGCAATTGTTACGGTGTAGTTTTTGAGCTCTGCAAAGTCTGCAAAGGCTTTGATAGCTGACATGATAGCAGGCTCCCCGACTCCACCTATTGCCTGTTCAAACCTTAAACCAGCCGACAAAAAAGCATTTTCAATTGCTTGGCTTTCTTTGCAGTACCCATACCCGCCAGCCTTTCCCCTCCCTACTGCATAAGCGTCTTTAGTGGATAGCCACAAGCATGCGTAAGCTGTTTCCGCTGGCCAGTACACTCGGATGATCAAGGGTTGATCATATTGGGGAATTCCGCTTTGCAGAATATGCGCCTTTTCAAAATTGACGAGCGTATACTGACGGAATAAACCATGCTTTTCTTTGCGATAGGATCCGAGTGAATTACTTTGTGGGTTGAATGATAAGACAGTATTTTTCATAGTGTTTTCGTTTGTTTAAGGGTTGAAGGTTAAAGGCTTTCCGAAGGGGTTAAGAATAGGACAATGCAAGCAGATCCGAAGCGAAGGGAAAGTAAGTCTGAGTAAATATCGGCAGTGTGCCTTGCCGTGATCCCAAGAACCCTTTTAGCTGCTCTAATGGCTCCACTAGGCGTTGAAGCCTTTACGGTTCCCCTACGTACCCAAGCGTAGTTGGCTTCGCCTCCGAAAGTATCTGTGAGCTCAAATGACCAATTGTAAGGCTTTTCGCGTTTCATATGTTTTACTTGGTTGCGAGTTTGTTGCGTTTGAATGCAAGGATGGCCTGCATCGCCTCTACAACCCTTCCGCAAGCTTGCAAGCGGGGTTTTCCAAAGATTCCATCCTTGGTTATAGCAAGTAAAGCGTCGTGAGCTTCTTGCAATTCTGCTTCCAGTGTTTTAAGTGTTTTCATTTTCTTTCGTTTGTTTAGTGATGGCTTAATTACCAACGAAAAGCGAATCTATCCAAAGCAAAGACACTTGCAACGAAAAAGAGAAGAAAAGGGTGAAAAAGATTGCTTGGATAGGATGAAAAGCGGGCGAGAGACAGGTGAAGGGTGAAGGTATGGGAAGGAAGGTTCATTGAAGTTAAGGGGATGCGTTGACGTGAAGGGAGCACAAATCAAACGCAAGCCAAGCAAAGCATGCACATTCATACACTTACACAAGCAAAGCAACACAAGCATGCGCAAGTACTTGAAGTAGTGCACCATGCAACATGATGGCAAGCCATGCAGCCTGGCTTTTGTCTCTGTATCTGTAGCAGTAAGGGGGGGAGGGGGTTCGACTTGTTTCCGGCTGGAAAGCTGCGACGCATTAGACCCCTCGGATTTTATTTTTACAAATGCGCGAACATGCACTTGACTGCCGCTTTTACTCTGTAAGACTGACCTTGTGTGTGTGTAGAAACGTGACGCGAGCGTGATTGCTCCTTAGCGTGTTTGGGTAGCCTTTGCTTTGGGGAGTGGAGGTGAACTTGGGCATGACTAGGCTAGTCTTCCTGTGGAAGGCTGGGCGTCATTTTTTGTGCCCTGATGTTGACGTATGAACTTTGGGCGTATAGTGCAAGAAAGATGACACAAAAGTACGAGTTGAGTGAGAAGAAGGTAAAAGAGGTGTATGGAGACAAGTTTGAGGACAAGTTGGCCTTACTTGTGGAGAAAGTTGACTACATCAAAGTCAAAGATAAACGGTGTTTGGCTGGCTTTAAGCGAGTTTACCGGGTTGATCTTCTTGATTCACTAGAGAAGAAGGTGGGTTTGGAGCAAGATAAGGTCAAGTTGGATGTAAGTCCTGCCAAGTTGGACATACAGGATGAAGTTATCTTCACCGAGGAGGTGGAAAACATCTTTCCAAACACAAGATATGTGCGAGTGAAGAGTGGAAAGACGATTTATGTTGGCGGTAAAGGGACAAGTTTGCGACTTGGCCAGAAGATAAGCTACAAAGGAACCACTATGTTTCTAGGTAAAGCGCAAAGCTAGACCCTAGCTTTCCTTTCATCTTCATCTTCTTCTTATCTTCTTCTTCTTTCTGTCGCTCCCCTTGGTCGCTCTCGCTTCGCTCGTTAGTTAATCTACTAAAGAAGAAAACCTCACCAGAACCAGAGACCTGAGTGAGCATAAGTAACCCTGTCAAAAGTGACATTAAAAAAGAAAATCTTTTTAGGAAGTTACTTAGCTCAACTCGAAGTAAGATGACTCACCGTCACCGTCGCCTTTCGTTTCGCTTTTACCAAGTCACGCGCAGAGGGTACCCGAGTCAACCTACGCTAGTCTTCTTTCGTGGACTACTTGGAAGTATCAGGTTCCCAGCCCCTGAGTTATTAATCCCCCCCGGTTTTCATGCAAGGGGAACCTCTCCTTCACCTGTGGCTCGCCTTACGCGACTATCCAGAGGCTACACGGCAGATCTATTTTGACCTGCGAGACAAATTTAGCTACACCACAGCCTATGTCAATGACAGAAGAGCAAAAAAGTAAGCTGATAGAGAAAATTTTAAGGTTCAAGCTTACGGATCATCCTACCTTGCCAAGTCCAGACGAGGAACAAAGAAGGGCAATGATCGAGAATGTTGGGCCTGAGAAGGTGATGGAGTTATTCATTATTAGAGAGAACAGGGCCAAGGCAGAGGCGGAAGATCCACACAGGTATGGGGCAGACTTGGAACCCTGGAAAGATGCTGATGATCTATTGACTAGGTTTAACGAGGTTGTGGCACTTGGGGGCAACCGGGCAGGCAAAACTGAGTGGGCTGCTAAACGGATGGCGCAGGCGTTTGTAGGGGCAGATTTATCTGGGACTGTACCGCACTGGATTGGCGAACGTATCCACCAGAGAGGCTTGCGCATTTGGTGCCTGCATACTTCTAACCAGACTAGCATTTCGATGCAGCAGATGGTCTTTTACAAGTACTTGCCGAAAGAACTTAAGAGTGCCAAGCGCAACAACAACATCCATGTCAGCTTTACCCAAAAGAACGGCTTTAGCGACAATACGGCAGTTTACATGCAGAACCAGATTTGGTTCTTAAACTACTCCCAGGATATCAAAGTGGTTGAAGGTGGCGAGGTTGATTTTATTTGGTGCGATGAAATGGTGCCAAAAGACTGGCTGGATACGCTTCGGTACCGTCTGGTGACCCGGAACGGCAAGTTGATTGTCACCTTTACCCCGGTACAAGGCTATACCCAGACCGTTAAGGACTACATTAACTCAGCTAAAATTACACATTGGAAAGAGAGTGAACTACTTCCAAATAATAACGTGCTGAGTGTGCCTGCTGGCAACATGCCGTACAAGGCTGAGAACATCTACGGCAGACACGCCTGTATCTGGTTTCATTCCAAGTTAAATCCTTACAACAACTGGGAGCGCATGAAGCAGGAGCTTAAGGGGAGAAGTTCCAATGAGCTTAAAATTCGTGCCTACGGCTGGGCAGATCAGACTGCTGGTACGGAGTTTCCTTACTTTGGCGAGGTAAACATCTTTAAGGAGGATGTCATGGAAGTTGTGCCTGAAGGGACAAACTACATGGCTATGGATCCTGCTGGAGCGCGGAATTGGTTCATGTTGTGGGGTAGGGTGGATGAAGATGATATTTTATGGATCTACAGGGAATGGCCTGACCAAAGTTACGGCGAATGGGCGTTGCCAAGCGATAAGCCTGACGGCAGGCCCGGCCCTGCACAGAGAAGTGGAGCAGGAAGAGGGGTAAACGAGTATAGTGAACTTATTTGGGGAGTAGAAGCTCAAGGAGATAAGCGCGAAGAGATTGCTGAACGCTATATTGACCCTAGAACTGCCGGGACAGAAACCATTACCAAGGAAGGTGGAATTACAATTGTAGACCTATTTGCCGAGGCTACAGTTCCTCTATACTTGCAGGCATCTGCTGCAGTTCCTGTCGAGGAACGAGTTCTTTTAATTAACGACATGTTGTGCTACGACAGAGAACAGCCGTTGGTTAAAGGACGTAATCATCCCAAAATAATGGTACATGAATCTTGTCAAAACTTGATTTATAGTTTAAGGGAATGGACTGGGGCTGATGGACAGAAAGGTGCCAGCAAAGATCCTATTGATGCTTTGGGGTATCTCGTTGTCATGCAACCCAAGCACTACGGCGGCGAACAATGGGAAAAGCAGATGAGACAAATGTCGAAATGCGGTTCCTATTGAACTTCTTTTATCTATGTATTCAGCTTCTTCTGATCCTCTGGCTATTGCAACAAATGTCCCTGATGTGGGAGATTTGCTAAGTGAGTATGGACGCGCAATGGTCAACTCTACTCAGGGAAACCTGACTACTAAGTTTGACGATATCCGCTTTGCACGTTGGGCTGGACAGAGTGATGACGGGAAAAAGCACAGCAACCTCCGTAACGAAGGTGACCAAGCTTGGCCGTTTGAAGGCGCTAGTGACGTTCGTAATCGCCTGATTGACTCAACTTGCAACGAGTTGTCTTCGCTTTTAGTTACGGCCTTTGAACGCTCGAACATCCGGGCTGATGGAGTGGAGTTAAACGACACTTCTATAAGTGGAATTGCAACTACGCTACTTCGCTGGATTCGCGACAATAAGATGCCACTTGAACTTCGCAGGGAGGCTGAACTTGGCGCACAGTACGCTTTTCAGTACGGTTGGACAGCTTTCTTTATTGGCTGGAGACAAAACATCAGCAAGCGTGAACAGCAAGTGACCATGCAAGAGGTTATGGCTATTGCTCAACAGAGTGGCAGTCCTACACTCATGCAGTTGCCTGACCTTATCATGCAACAGTCCGAAGAGGCTGCTGCTATCATTCAAGCTGCTGTGCCAGGCACCACGGAATCCGAGGCAAAACGGATGGTTAGAGAGTTAGCCGAAACTGGCGCAACAACCCGTGACGAGGAGTATGTCAGCAAAAATTTGCCGGAAATCATTGCGCTTAAACCTTGGGATGAGATTCTTTTTCCGCCTGAAGCAGCAGACTTGCAGCGTTCTCGCGTAATTTTCCGCCGGACTTGGATGTCCGAAGTTGAGATTCGCGAAAAGATTACTACCGAAGGCTGGAACAAGGATTGGGTGGAACTTGCAGTCCAAATGGCAGGCAAGAGCAGCACCGTGTACAACACGAATATCCTGCCAAGCACGGAGATGCTGGTCTTTAACGGCATAAACTACCAGAACATGATTGAGTTGGTTTACTGCTATACCAAGAGTTTGGATGGCAAGGCTCCGTGCATTTACTACACTGTTATTTGCCCTCAAGCGGCAGTTGATCATCGTAAAGAAAGGATCTCATATGCGATTCATGAGAGG